GAGTATGTGAAGGGCGGATCCTTTGTCCCAGCTAATCAAGCTACATCAACCACCGACACCGTCGCCATTCCAACCACCACCGCCTCACCTATTCGAATGGGGATGTTTCGTAGCATGACGAAGACGCCGGCGGCACTTAGACCGGTGTCATCGAGCATCACACAGTCGTCAACGCTGTCTACGTTTGCGAATTTGGCGAATGCATACGATACTACGGCTGCATCGGTGGACTCCACTACCGCCGCTACGCTGGCAATAGCTGGCGACCCGACTCAAGGCACTCAGGCAAACAACGTTCAATTCCCGTTTGCTGGGTCGACGGCACAATCTGGAACGCTCAGCGTTCGATACACCGCCTCGGCGGGGTCTGGTGCAGGCAGCAACTTCATCAACGCCTTTTTCATCTCGTACTCAATCAACGCGGGCACGAGCTGGACAACTATGGTGCTTCGGTCAAACACCTACACCACGGTTACCGGAGCCATCGCGACAGCAACCCTGACGAACGTTGTGCCATCTCAGGTGATAGTGCAGATTGGCGCAACGATTGACGCTCCAGTCTCCGGCGACTCGCTGAACTGGAGCATCTTCGACATCGTCTGGATTTAAGCTCCGGTCTGCAGCACCGTGTTCTTGAGCATCACGAACTGATCTGACATGTTCTCGAGGTTCTCTTGAATCTCGAGCATCAGATAGCGCAGAAACTGGTCGGGCGGCATCGTCTCGCGCAGCACGTCGAGGCTGGCTTGAAGCGCCGTGAGCTTTGGACGAAGCTCTGGACCAGCTTCGTTGATGGCATCGTTGATAAGCCGAGCGCGCTCGGCTTCCCACTCCACCGTGTTCGGTGGCAGATTTAGCAAGTCACCTAGGTTCATCACTCCTCCGTTCCGTCGTCGAGTTCAACTGGGTAGCCCCACAGATAGTCGATGTAGTCGGCGACCTGCGTAGCGCTGTCACGATCCAGCTCACGACCCTTGTACGGGACGTAGGCAAGACTGAGAGTGCGATCACCCTCCATGTCGGCGCCAATGACCTTGATCACCGGCACACCGTTGATGCGCTCACGACTGCGAGCCAGATTGATGCGCAGCTGCTTGTAGCCGACGTCATCGTGAATCTCGGAGACGAACGCTTGCGGATCACCGTCGTCGTTGCGATCGATCTTCACGCTGAACAGGCCGAGCTTGCGAATGACGTTCGGCGACAGGTACTGCATGATGAAGCTGTCGTCGCGATGCTCGAAGCAGGCCTCTTGCACGACCTCTTGCCAGCGGCGGCCCATGAGGTGCGGGAACCACTCACGGTCCTCGTCCGTCGGCGCTTCGATCATGCGCTTGACGTCCATCAGAATGTTGAAGCCGAGGTAGTACGGGTTCAGGCCACCGCTGTAGCGGCGCGAGTTGTACGGCGGCTGATAGATCACGCCGCTGTGGCTTTGAAGGAAGGCGATGAACGCGTCGGCCGACAGAATGCCCTTCTCTTCGAGGCGCGTCATGATGTAGTAGTGCACGAAGGATGCGTAGCCCTCGTTCAGCACCTGCGTCTGCGTCTGCGGATAGAAGTACTGATTGATCTTGTGCACGATGCGCAGCACTTCGCGCTGCCACTGCTCCAGAATCGGCGAGTTCTTCATCAGGTAGTAGAGCAAGTTCTCTTCCTGCTCGTCGTGCTCGATCTCGTCGTCGAGCTCTGGGTCGCGGAACGACGTCTTCTGCATGATGATGTCGAGCTCGCGCTGGCGCTGCTCGTCGCGCTCGATCAGCTTCTTCAGACGAGCTTCGTCGGACAGCTTCGGCCGATGCTTGCGCTTGTACTTGTCGATGCCGTGCGGTGCCAGTGCGTGCGCTGCGTCGAGCAGCTGCTCGACCTCCTCAGGACCGTAGCGCTCCTCGCACTGACGGATGTAGTCACGAGCGAAGATCATGTAGTCGACGATGTTGCCAGCGTTGGTCCACTGCTTGAACGTCTCGTTGTTCTTGAAGACGGCGTTGTGACCGAAGGCGGCGTGAGCGATCACGAGCGCCTGCATCATCATGTTGTTGTCCTCCATCAGATAGCTGATGCAAGGCTTGGAGTTGATGACGATCTCGTAGGCGAGGCCAGTGCGGCCGGACTCGTAGCCCTTGGCGGTCTTGAGGAAGTCCTTGCCGAAGGACCAGTGGTTGTAGTGGACTGGGAGGCCGATGGAGGCGTAGGCGTCCATCATCTGCTCGGTCGTGATGATCTCGAGCTGATTGGGATAGACCTTGCCCTTGAGGTCGAGCTCCTCGTAGGCGATGGTCTCGATCTCCCTGTACACGCGAGCGATCAGCTCGGGTGTCCAGTCACAGCGAGAGGTAATCAACAGTGGTTCGGTCATGTCAGGCCTTCGTTGGCTTTTTGGCGTAAACGGTTTTGAACTCTTTAAACACTTCGTCGTCGGTGTGAACCTTGACGGCGTGCAGCTTCGGCGATGTCTTGCTGATCGAGGTCATCACGTTCCAGAACGCTGCTTGACCGCCACCACCCCACTGACCACCCATCTCGGCGCCAACCTGAATGTACACGGCGTGGCGCAGCTTGGCGAGCAATCCCTTGCCTTCGAGCGTGTCGATGACGATTGAGTTGTCGCTCGACCAGTTGTCGCCGTCGGTTGCGTAGGACAGGTAGAGGTTCGTTTGAGTTGGGTCGTAGCGCTCGGTGAAGATCTGATTGGCAAGCACGAAAGCCGTTGATGCTACTGTACCACCATTCTTGCGGCTCGTGAAGAATTCTTCTTCGTTCACCTCCTCAGCCTTGTCTGTGTGATAGACGAAGATGAGGTCGGTGTTCGGGTACTTGCGAACGATGAAGGCATACTGCAGCGAGAAGAACTTGCGAGCGAGCCGCTTGCGCTCCTCGTCCATCGAGCCTGAGATGTCCATGGCCATCATCAGCACGGCTTGCGCCTGCTTGACCATGACGCGCTCAGTCTTGCGATAGCGGTGATCCACGCGCTCGAACAGCGGCATGGCGGCCATCTTGGTGCGCAGCTCTTCGATGCGAGCCTCGATCCAGGCCATGCGCTCGTGAGCATCGATGCCATCGACGAGGTCGAGCATCAGACCCTTGTACTCCTCCTCGAGCACCTCGATCTCCTCGCGATCGTCGGTGGTCAGCGCACGGCGCCGGCCGATCGAGTTGCGATACGAGCGAATGACGCTGAACTGGCCTGGGTTGCCCTCCTTCTGAAAGCCGGCTGGCTTGCGAACTGCCTCTGGCAGCTCCTTCTGCGCGGTCTGCTCGAGGTCCGGCAGCTCGCAGTCTTCGAAGTAGACGTTGAGGAACTCGTCGCGGCTGATGTTGACGATGAAGTCGTCCTCACCATCCTCGCCGGGACCGGAGCCGTCACCGTTGCCACCGGCGTCGTCGCTATCGCCACCCATCGGAAACTCGTCGCCCTTCAGCCAACGGTCATTGCCGGGCAGAACGATCTCACGCTCGCCGCTGTTGCGGTCATAGCAGAAGTTCGGCTCGGCCAGCGCTTGACGCGCGACCTTCACGGGACCAGCGAGCTGCTTCTGAGCGGTGGCGCCACCCTTGACGCCAGACGAGTCGATGTCTTGTGGTCGGGATTGTCGAATGCTCTCCTTGATGCGATGGAGCAGCTTCTCACGATTTGGAAGGGACTTACCTCGTCCCGTGGTCCGGCGGTCAACGAAGATGAACGTGGCCAATGCTGGCGAATCTGACATAGGGTTCTCCTTGCGAATCTGTCTCAGCTTGACTATTTACACCGAATTTCCATAGACCGTGTCAATGGCAAACTTCAGCACAATGGCCAGCAACATCAACATCATGGTGATAGAGACAATGGCATGAAGCAGCTTGTGCCGCTGAATACCGAGGGCTCGAATCGCGCCGACGAAAGTGATGACTGAGAACCACGTGAGCCCAAGCAGGCCGATGATCGGATAGCCAAACTTGAAGCCAAGCTGCATTGGGAAGATGGCGGTGATCATCGCCGCCATGAACAATCCAAAGCGCTTGTCTCCAGGCAGGCCATCGAACCACGTGTTGAAGTTGACTATGTGTTTGAACATGATTGATTATACATCCTTCTTCCTGGCTGCCAGCCATCTTGAATGGGTTCAGACTTGCGAACCCGCATTGACCGTTGAAGATTGTCATTGTGAACCCACATAGTGCCATAGTGGGGGTTCTTGTTACCGAGCTTCGCCGCTCGTTGAGCCTCGATGAAGGCTGGTGTTTTCTTGAGTTCAGCTTGAGACTTGAGATTCTTAGCCCGATACTCGGGGTCTTGCCACTTCATCATCAACATCTGTCGTTGGGCCTCACGAAGCTCTGGACAGGCCCACGCTACTGTTGACGCAGCACTGATCTTATCCAGAAGCTCTTGACTTTCATACTGTTGATGTTTGAGTTGGCTTTGCACCTCACGGGCTTCAGGGTTGGACCACTGTGCGATAGCGCGCCGAGAAGCCGCTTCTCTAACGGTTGGATCCGCCCAATGATCTTTTAGCTTAGCCGAGATGACCTCCCACATTGGCTCAGTTTTCCAGTGCGCTCTTGGAGAGTTCCCGTGGCCGCCTGGGACAATGTTCATGCATAGCTCGTCATCAAGCATCTGTTCGGTCACGAGCTCCTTCTCGCGAGCTTTCAGAGCATCACGAGAAGGAAGGAACTCCAAGATCTCCTTGGAGTGCTTATCCTTACCGTGTTTTCTGATCGACTTCCAGAGTCGCGTGCCGCTCCCGAAGTATCCGTCATCAAGATCATCGGTGCTATGCATCCCGAAGTAGTATTTGCCACTCCCGTCTATACGGGTAATCTTGTAGATGTAGTGGTACTTTCGCTGATCAGCTCGCTTCATAGACTTCTCCTGTTGGATGATCTATTTAGCGATTTCAGCAAAAGTATTCCTAGGAGGCCTTGCGGTTGGCGGTGAACCAGCTGACCAGGATCTTGACCTGCTCGGTGGTGTAGCCACGCTCGACCATGCGTGAGACGAAGCCTTCGTGCTTGTCCTGCGTGTCCTTGTCCTGCTTCGGACCGAAGGCGATGACGGGCATGATCTGCTCGGTCGCCGAGAACATGCGCTTCTCGATGACGGTCTTCATCTTCTCGTAGGCATCCCAGGCCGGCGCATTGCCTTCGTGCTTGGCCTTGTACTTGAGGACGTAGTTGACGATCTCGTTGCGGAAGTCCTTGGCGTTGGTGATCGAAGCGGCCTTCTCGATTTCTTCGAGCTTCTGATTCAGCGCGTCACGGTTCAGAATGACGTGCGTCTCGGGATCACGGCACTGGCTGTCCTCGATCCAGGCGTCAGCGAACAGGACGTAGCGCTCGAACATGTTCTGACCGAACGAGCGGTAGGACTCGAGGTAGGCCGTGCGCAGCTCCTTCTCGACGAAGTCGAAGTACTTCGGCTGCAGCCAGTCCTTGATGAAGGACATGTACTTGTTGAACTGCTCTTCGGGCAGACCTTCCTTGCGGACGGATTCTTCGATGACGTACATCAGGTCGATCGGGTTGGCTTGCTGCTCTTCGGGACGCAGGTCGTAGACGGCGGACAGCACCTTGAAGGCGAAGCGCGTCGACATGCCAGCCATGCCCTCGTCGATGCCGGCCTTGCTACGGTACTCTTCGAGCGACTTCGCGTTGGGCATGGTGTCCTTCACGTTGTCGCCGTTGTACACGCGCAGCTTGGCGTAGACGGTCGAGTTCTGCGGCTCCTTGAGGCGGGTCAGAATGGACCACTGAGCCAGCATCTTGAGGGTGCCGGGAGCGATCGGGGCCTTGGCCAGGCTCGAGCCACGCAGCATCTTCTCGTAGATCTTGACTTCTTCTTCGGTGCGCAGGCAGTACGGCACGTCGACGATGTAGACCCGGTCGAGGAAGGCCTCGTTGGTCTTGTTGTTGCGGAAGGCGAACCATTCGCTTTCGTTGCTGTGTGCAACGATGACGCCGGTGTAGGGCATGGCCGGAATGGCTTCGGTGCCCTGGTAGTTGTGCTCTTGAGTGGCCATGAGCAGCGGGTTCAGCGTCTTGATGTTCGCCTTGAACATTTCGGCGAAGTCCATCAGGCCTTGATTGGTGCGGTTCAGGCCGCCGCTGTAGCTGTAGGCGTACGGGTGGTTCTGAGCGAGCTTCTCGAGCTTGCGCAGGTCGGTCTTGCCGATGAGCACTGAGACGTCTTGATTGTTCTCGTCGCCCGGCTCGACCTTCATCACGCCGATCTGGCGGTCCTTGTTCGGGTAGAGCTTCATGACCTTGAACTTGGACAGGTCGCCGCCGAACTCTTGCAGCTTCTGCTGCGCCCAACCGGACATCACCGTGCTGAGGTAGCGCGGCGCAATGCCGAACTCGGCGTCGAGCCAGTCGCCGTGCTCGAAGGCGTTGAACAGGCCGAGGGGCGATTCGAACACCGGCGAGAGCTGCAGCTCGAGATTCTTCTCGGACTCGTCGAACAGGACGTAGATCGGATGCTGCTGAGCCAGGAACTTGAGGCGCTCGACGAGCGAGCTCTTGCCACCGCCGACCGGACCCTTCAGGTACAGGATCTGCTTGGACTCTTCGAGGCCGGCCGCGCTGTTGCGGAAGTAGGCTGCGATGCGCTCGACGGCGTCTTCAATGCCCTGAAAGTCCTTGAAGGCGCTGTAGATGCGAACCTTCTTGTTCGAGTGGATGCGGGACAGGCGCTGGTCCGAGCTGGTGTCGACGACCTCGGGTTGACCGATGGCGGCGACCATGCGCTCGGCCATCGTGGCGTAGGCGAGGGTGTCGGTCTTGCAGAGGGCCAGGTAGGCTTCGAGGCTCATCACCTCGGGTTGCGCGAACTTGGCGGCGAAGGATGCTGCGAGCGAGGAGAGAGCTGACATGCGTGGGAACTCCTGGTGGATGAAGGGAACTTGGGACGGTGATTGTATTCTATGCCGTCACTCGACCTCTAACGAGGCGATTTAGGTTCAGGCTGCCGAAGCGGCGGCGTGGCGATTGTTGCGCAGGTCGCCGCTGAGGACGGAGCCTGCCGCCATCACGAGGTTCTGATAGCGAATGACACGGGCGGTGACGTCGGCGTTGGGGCCGAGCGAGAGGGTTTCGACATCGATGATGTTGACGTTCAGATTGCCGTTGGCGACGAGGGTCGGCACGTCGATGCGATCGACTTTGATGACGGACTTCGTGCCGAGCACGAGCATCGTCTCAGGCATCGGCTCTTGGCCGGCGTTGATCTGCTCACCCTTCATGTTGGCGTCAACGACGGTGATACCGGCGCCGATCTGAAGGGTGCCGGTCAGCAGCGACCCGTAGGCGATGAGGGTGTCGAAGCCTTGAATCTTCGGCGCCTTGTGAGACTTCGGACGGAACTTGAGCTTGGACCAGTCGATCATGATTTTGCCTTGCGCAGAGTGATGTAGGTGGTTTGATGCTCACCGTCCCAGATCGGCTCATCGACGATCGCATCCCAGAGGCGACCGAGCTTGGCTTCGCTCAGAATGAAGAGCTTCCAAGCGGCGAGGTCTGTCGTGAGGCGAACGTCAGCGTCGCACGTCGAGTGGACGAGCGTCAGATAGATCTCGTCGACGATGCCCTTGGCCAGCGCGTCATCGAAGACGGTGGCGCCGCCGATGATCCATGGGCAGGCCGGCTCGCGATCAGTGTTGGCGACCGTGCGGTGTGCGGCTTCGTCGTGCTTGACGATCCAGTCGAGGCTCGAGATGATCTCGATGCCGAGGCCGACCTGCGTGCGAATCTCGCTGTACGGACGGTGCGACAGCACGATGTTGCGACGATTGGGCAGACCGTCGATGCGGTTCAGCGAGATGAACGTGTTGATGCCCATGACCACGGTGCCGTTGGTCGTCAGCGTCTTGAAGCGCTTCAGATCGGCGGGCAGGCGATAGGCTAGGCGCCCGTCGCTGTACCCGATGGCGTTCGCTCGGTCGAGCGACAGAATCATGCGAATGGTCATGGTCAGGCCAGAAGCTGGCGAAGGAGCTGAGCGGCTTCTTCGGGGGTTGTTGCGGAGCCGAGATTGGTGCTGTGACCGATCTCGATAAGGTCCCAGACGCCGTCGAAATCGCTATCAAAGTAGAAGGCGCGAGTGCCAACGTCGAAGTGGACCGTGTAGTCTGGGTTGCTCGAATCCAGATAGCTGGAAATAAAAGCAGTGGCCAAGACGTCCTGAATTTGGGCGGCGGTCATTCGTGCACCTCGAGGTAGACACGGGCGATGGTGTTGCGCCAGGTCGTGGCGGCGATCATGATCTCGTCGAACTTCTGCTCGCGGCCATAGACCACCAGCACGTCGGGCGTGTGTCCGGATGCGGCGTGCTGCGCCTTGCTGGCGACGTGCGATTGAAACTCGATGAACATGGATTCGGCTTCATCGTCGGTCTCGACAGTGATCGGTGTCGGCGACGAGTAGACCTCGAGGGCGGTGCAGCCGTCGAAAGAGATGAGATGGAGGACAAGTGAAATCTTCATTCGGGAATCTCCAGACCTTCGACGAGGTGTTGAATGAGGGTGAGCTGATGGACGAGCTCCATCTTCATCGCTTCGTACACCGCCTCTTGATGCGGGAACTTGCGACGAGCAGACTTGAGCCGTGGCAGGAATTCTTCGGACGTTTCCTTGACGTAGCGCGTGAGCCGTGCACGATTGAAGACACCGACCATGGACGAGACGTTGTTGACGCGATCACCACCCTTGGCGATGGAGCAGTCTTCGTCATCGAAGATGGTCGTCAGCGAGTAGGCTGGGTTGACTTGGCCCAGGACGTTCTTGGACATCTTGAGCAGCTTGGCCAGCACGACGTCGCCGAACGCTTCGCGAATCACTTCAGGCGAAATGAACGCCTTCGTCTTCTGGTTCGGATCCTCGAGCGCGTCGTGCAGAAAGATCAGCGTGTAGACGATGATCGGATGCCGAATGTGCTTGTGCTGCGTGCGGACCGAGTGGAAGATGCCGAGCTGATGAATGGCCTCGGGTTCACCACCGTTGCGCTTGCCATCGTGATGACGGAGACAGAGCTCCATCGCCTCGATGACCTTGAAGTAGGCTGGCTCGGTCTCCGCCAGGCCGAGGAGCCAGTAGCGAGCTGAGATCGAGAGCTTGTCGAAGTTGGTGAGCTTTTCCATGGGTCCATTATACACCATCAGGACGACATGCTGTCATCTTGAAGTGTAACAAACGTCTCGTTGTAACGACCCCAGTCAGCTTGGTTCTGATTGTGAATTGCCACTTCGAGAGCGTTCAGCAGCATGAGACCGCAGAGACATTCGCAGGCGGAGAGTTGAGGATCATTCAGGTCCAGGGTTTCGAGGGCCCTGGTGAGGTCCTGCACGGCCTGATGAACCAATGGAGCGGGAGCGTCGAGGAGCTTGGCATCGGCGAAGCGGTGCAGCATGCACTTCAGCGTGGCGAGGTCGGTGGGTAGGGTTATCACTTTTGCCACCTTCAGCCGGCGAAGCAGCCGTGATAGACCTTGCCAGCCTTCTCGAGCTTGCAGTACTCGATGGCCGCTTCGGCATCACCGGCAACGGCACGGTCGAGCAGTGCGGCGTGCTCATCCCACTGGCGAAAGAGCGCTTCGTACTGGTTCGGTTCGTGCTCGATGAGGACGGAGCAGAACGGGCCGGCGTCCTCAGGGTCGTCGACGATGCCGACGCCTGGGCACCACGGCGTGTCTGCCTTCAGACCGCGCACGATGCTCAGCACGATCTTGGCGTTCAGCGTGTTACGCGTCTTGAACTTCACCCACAGGGCGAGGTCGATGTTGGGGACCGTCCGGTCTTGCAGCGTGTAGGTGTACTTGGGCATGATGGGGTTCCAAGGTTGTTGGTGCCATTATACACCAACCTACGCGCTGCGCAACCGTAACAAGCGTAACGCTTAGCAGTGGACCGCGTCGCCGTTCTTGTCCGTGACGGCTTGCTCGTCGATCATGAGGTGGCCGTTCATGCAGCTCGGATGCGGCTGAGTGGTCGGCGCTTGATAGGTGTGGACGTCGGCCTTGGCTGCGCGCTCGGCGATGAGGCCACGGCCGGCGTTGATGGCGATGGTGCCAAAGATGCCGATGACGGCGAGCACGATGATGAGCTCGATGAGGGTGAAACCGCGTGACTTCATGATTTAGTCCTTGAGAAGGTTGGCAATGTCGCCGAAGAGTTCTTCGACGTTTTCGTGCTCGATGCCGTGGCGAGTGGCGATGGCGAGCGTGAGCTCCCAGACGGCATTGACCTTGGGATGACCCATCATGCCGTGCTCGGCCCAGACGTCGCGGCGATAGACCTCGTTGCGGAGCTTGCGCTCGGCGTAGACGAGGACTTGCGCTGCGCGAAGGGCTTCTTCATCGACGACGCGCTCGAGCACGGCGCCAGGCGTCACAGATGCCTGGTTGACCTTGTACTCGTCGGAGGTGCCCTTGAAGATGACCTCGCCCTTGCGATAGACGTAGTAGGTCGTGAAGTCGGCTCTGGTCGGAAGCTTGAGGTCGCGACCAAGGTACCAGTCGATGGGGTGTTCGAGGGACATGATTTAGGCTTTCGTGGGGAATGTGCAGACGGAGAGGATGGCGATGATTTCATCGACCGACCCAGCGCCGATCAGACCGTAGTGGTTGGCAGCGAGCATGCGAATCTCGGCGCCGAGCATGGTGGAGCGCTGTTGCCGCGCGATGTTCAGCGGGTTCGACCAGTACTCGTGTCGCTGCTCAGCCGTTGACTGCGCCAGGAACTCGAGATCGAGCTCGGACGGCGCGACGGCGAGGTAGGCTTCGTAGAGCGTGGGCAGCTCATTGGCCGGCTTGGCACCAGGGATCGTGCCGATGAAGGCTGAGTCGAAGTGGAGGCTCATGATCAGGCCTTTTTGGCGGGGAGCTTGCGAAGACCGTAGCCCATGCGCTCGGCCATCTCCTTGAGGAGGTCGAAGTTGCGCTGCTGGTCGGTCTGGCCAGAGTGCCAGTGACCGCGAGCCATGGCGGTGCCGCTCAGGCTGTCGATGACCATCAGCGTGTTCGTGTCGGCGTGGACCTGCTCGATGACGTTGCCACCGATGAAGAAGCCATCACGACGGCCGGACGAGAGGTACGAAGCGGCTTCGCTGATCTTGCGACCGAGGTCGGGATCACGATCCCAGGGCTGGTCGTTGCTCAGAACTACTACGGTGCGGAATCCCATGATGATCTCCAGATGACGATGTGTCATTGTACCACGCTTTCGCGTGGTCGTATACAGCTAAGGTGTAACCGTTACAGAACCTTGAGACCTTGATGGGCGAGGGAGAAGTTGGTCATGCCGAACGCGAGCTTGGTCGGCGAGGTGGCCTTGGCGACCATCAGACCCGCCTTGTCCTTGTTGGCTTGCGTCGCCGTTGAGCGGTCGATCGCAGCACGGGCGATGACCTTGGCGTTTGGCAGGCTAGACATGGAGCAGACGAGGGTGATGTCGGACATCTCGAAGATGCCTTGACCGTGGTCCTTGGACATGGAAAACTCCTGTTGGGATGCGATGGATCATTATACCATGATCCTGAAAGGAGTGAGCGGCGTTACGCCTTGCCGGCGTCGCTCAAGTAGAAGGTTGCCTTGCCAGAGCCAGAGCCGACGCTGAACTTGCCATCGGCCAGCTTCACGTCGAACGGCGTCTTCGGCACGTTGTTGGAGAAGCCGACCACTCGGTCAGAGCGAACCTCGGTCACCGTCACCGAGACCTGGTCGAAGCCAGAGTCGAGGTTGCGATTGCGACGGTGAATGACGAGGCGCTTGCCTTCGTGCAGTTGGGCGAGGTTCATGGTGTCTCCGAAAGTGGTTGCCATATTTATCACTTGAAGACGAAGAGCGGAGCCTTCATGTCGAAGGTGACATTGCCAGGGAGGAGGTTGCCTTCGGCATCGACGACCAGCGCGAGGCGATCCACTGAGTAGTGAATGACGTGCAGAACACGGTGGTAGCCGAGGTTGCGCAGCGTCTGGTCGTGATGAGCCTTGTGCTGGTAGCCCTTGGCGTAATTCATGGCGCCGGCGCTGGACAGGAAGACCAGCGTGGGCTTGCCGTTCTCGTAGTTCCGCTCGCAGATCAGAATCGTGCAGGTGCCACCGTAGCGACCCATCTCGAGCATGCACTCTTCGAGGGTGGCCTTGGTCTTGCCGAGCAGGCATTGCGTGGCGGGAAGGATGGCCCAGGAGTTTTGCGGGTAGGACATGATGTGGTTCCGGTTCTGGTTGACGATGAAGTCATTATAACGCGAACCTAGGGTTTGTACACAGGTAAAGTGTAACGCCCTGTCGCTTGTTACGCTTGCCAGAACAGCTCGACCTTTCCGATCTCGTAGGTCGTCGTGATGCGCTTCGTGAGGGCGGAGGTGCCGATGACGGTCACGTCGCTGTCCTTGATGCACGTGCCTTCGCCACGCATCGAACCACCTTCGAAGTAGTACGCTTTCTCGGCGGGCGCGATCATCGGGCGCAGGCCGCCGACGGGCGGGATCTCGCTCTCGTAGCCGGTGTCGACCACACTGATCTCGCCGACGGAGTAGCTCTCGCCACGCGTCTCGTCACGGCTGACTTTTCGTTCGGAGCGGACGACGAGCAGCACGGCCTTGGAGTTGCCGATGGTGACGAGGTTGCCGGGCTTGAGGGTGCGTTGATAGACCATGTGGAATCCTAGAGGAGCTTGCGAGCGGCTTCGGCGATAGCCTGCGCGTCTTCGCGGTTGACGGACGTGGGTGACACGGCGAGGTTGTCCGTGGCTTCGGCGAGCTGCCGAAGCGTGGCACGGAGCTTTTTCACTTCTTCGAGGAGCGCGCGGCTGGTGTCGATGCTGGGGCTCTCGAAGATGCGAATTTCGAATTCGGCTTTGGCGACGATTTCAGTGGGCCAGTCCATGATCATGCCTTGACAAATCTGCCAGTTGAAGCGCGCTTGGCGTGCTTGTTACTCTTGCGATAGTAGTCGCAGTAGCCCTGAGTGCGAGGTTGAAAGACGCAGAGCTCGGCACCCTCATTGCGAAACGCGTCGTAGATGAAGGTGCAGGCCTCGGCCAGATTGTCCGTCTCGAGCAGCGGTTCACCCTCGATGTGGCTCATCTTGGTGGTCGGGTCGAGACGAAAGACCTGATACTCGCGAACTTCAGGATGGGCGAACAGGTAGGAGTCGAATGACGTGTGGGGCCACTGTTGCGTGGCGCGCCAGGCTTCGTAGGTCATGGTCATTGCGTTCTCCGTTTGCATGAGGCTATTATACCTCAACCCTGAGGTTCGTGTTGGCTAAAGTGTAATAGACCGTGAGGTTGTTACGCTCAACGAACAGAGCGGAGGTGAATGCGACGGCGGCGAGCGACGGTCGGGGCCGGGATCATGTAGCTGGTCAGCGGACCGGGTTCGACGGGGTAGACGGAGAGGCTGTACCACCAGCCTTCGGGCGGCAGGTGATTGGCGACGAACTGAGCGCACTGCTCGAGGGTGCCAGTGACGATTTGGCCAGCGCTCTTGACGTCGCAGCGATAGCAGCCGTCTTGTTCGATCACCACCTTGAAACCGTTCATGATGTTCTCCGTTTGCATGAAGTCATTATACCACGAACCTAGGACTTCTGCGCAAACTTGAGCGGCGTTACATCTTGCGAAGGTTTTGCCACTTCAGGCCGCGGCGAGCGACCTTGGCCTTCTTGTCGTCGAGGCGCTGCTTGAAGGCGAGGTAGGCGTCGATCTCGGTCATGGCTTGTTTGTAGTGCTTGTTCACCTTGAGCATGTCCACGGCGCTGAGCTCAGGGATTTGGATCTTCGACACTCGCCACGCGCGCCAGTGATACTTGCCGGCGGCCCACAGCATCTCGAGCACGTAGAAGGCTACTACGACCGCGGCCACACCGAAGAACACAACGGCGGTGTCTGGTGTGAGTGGTTCTTTGAGGTACATGATCAGGCTTCCAGAGTGAAGACGGTGGCGGTCAGGTCGCAGACCTCGCAGTACTCGCGCGAGCAGGTCACGAAGTCGGGGAGGACCAGAATGCCGTGGTCGAACTTGAAGGCGACGGACTGCAGCACGTGGTGCTGGCCGTACGGGCGCTTGTTCGTGGCGTGGCGGACGTCGTGCCAGGACAGAGCGGGCAGCTTGACCTTGTCGGTCGTCACCAGAAAGACGCGGGTCACGGTGCCATCGGGGTTGTAGCGGTCGGCGACAACGATGGTGCCAGCGCGAAGCTTGCGAGCGACTTCAGCGACGGACACGGCGGTGGTACCGAAGGTGGACTTGGCGGCGGGCAGAATGTTCAGCATGATTGGGCTCCAGTTGTCGATGGGATCATTATACACTGAACCTGGGTTTTGTACACAGGCAAAGTGTAACAGTTCCTTAGTTGTTACCGGGGCTTCCAGCCGGCTTGGCGGGTCATCGTCTGATAGAAGATCTGACCTTCCGAACCGCTCTTGCCCACGGCGACACCGCCAGACGGAACCCAACCGATGGCGAGCAGTTTTTTGACGGCGTTGGTGAGCGAGTCAGGCGAGTAGGCCTGAACGATGGTGTATTCCATGATGTGAAATCCTTCAGGCTGTGACACGATCGTTCATGATCTCGGCGGCGAGGAGCATCACCAGAACGGCGACCTCGGCCATCCCAGCGAGGGTGGCAGGCTTCAGGTCACGGCGCAGGGCGTTGGCCTTGTCGAGCCACAGGGCGTACTGGTCCTGACGCATGTAGAACGTGCCCATTCCACCTTGTGAAACGGCGATGAGACCAGTGTGAGGAACGGCGATGGCAATCATGATTGGGGCTCCAGAGTTAACGGATGGTGTCGGCGGCTGCACGCATGCAAGCGCGTTGGACTTCGGTTTCGACGATGGACAGCGTCTGCGAGTAGGGCAGGTAGTTGAGCTGGCGTGAGAGCCAGCGAGCGGCTTCGGTGACCTGACCGTCGGGCAGAATGCCGGTGTCGTAGGACTCGAGCAGCTCCTTCGCCATGGCAGCGAAGTTGACGGCGACCGTCGTACGCATATCTCTCATGGCGGTTGCAACAGATGACATTGAGCTCTCCTAGATGTTGAGTCATTATACACCGAACCTGAAGAAAGAACACAGCCCAAGTGTAACAATGACAGAGCTGTTACAACCATCACAGCGCAATTCTAATAGCATTAGTTGGCAAATAAGGAATTGCAAGCACATACGACAACGCCGACGATCCTTTCGAATCGTCGGCGTTGTGTGTTGACAGCGACTTGTTATTTAGTCCCAGAGACCGTGATGGTAGTATAAATAGGAGGTGTTCGACATTGGATCTTGCGATGTACTACCTCTACAAGAAGACGCATTTAGACACAGGCATGAAATACCTTGGCAAGATCTGCAAGGACCCTTTTACCTACGCTGGTTCAGGCAAATACTGGCTTCGACATTTGAAGGTTCATGGCAATCACACTCACACCGACGTGATTTATCAAACTGAATCTCTTGAGGAATTCAAGTCTTTTGCCACCTCGTATTCTATAGCAAATAACATTGTGGAATCAAAAGACTGGGCAAACCTGATGAATGAAACAGGCACTGGCGGTGATAATCCGACATCAAGGACTAAAGAGGCAATTCAAAAGAGTCTGTCGACTCGCCAAAGAAACAAGAAGACTTGGACTCAGACTGATGAAACTAAAGATCTTCACCGCCAACGATCGAAAGCCTACTGGGAGAGCGAGTTAGCCATTGGGCGACGTGCACAAGAATTTATTGGCCCGCCAAAGCCACCAGCACACATAGCTCTAAATGCGAAAACCGTTCAATGTCCACACTGTGAAAAACAGGGTCAACTCAGAACTATGCTGCGGTGGCATTTTGATGTGTGTAAGAAAAACCCGAATAGGACGCACGATAAAGGCTTTTGCCCAGTATCATGCGTCCATTGTCGAACTACTTCTACAACGGCACCTAACTTTTTCAGGTATCACGGGAACAACTGTAAGTCAATCCCATAATCCCTGCAAATATTTGCCGAAGAGCTCGCAACCCTTTTGAATGCGCGCCTTGTAGGCGTTGAGACCTTCTTGATCCATCTTGAAGGTGTCCTTCGGACCGCGGTCCATGCTGTACAGGTCGCTACCCTCAATCTTGTTGAATTGAATATCTGAATCGCCAGAGAAGAACTTCGACTCGCCATCGCACTCTGGGTGAAGCTGCTCGAAGGTCCAGATCAGCTCTTCAAGCAACCAGTCGAAGCGCTTGAAGTGATTCTCGTCCGTGTCCCACTCGTTCTCCCTCGGCGGCGCCGAGGTGGAGCGAAGGTGCTCAGGCACGTCCTCATCATCGACGGACGGCGCACCGTGCTTCGTCGCGTGAAGCTGCTTGAGCATTGGAAGGACGATGTGTGAGAGCGTGGAGTCCATGTTCCACGTGTCGTAGCGGTGAAGCTTCACCTTGACCTTACGGTGCTGATGCCCGTGAATCCACTCGCAGACAGGCTTGACCCAAGTGTTCGCCAGCTTCTCGCCAAGCTCGTGGCAGCGCTCTTCGCTGACGCCAACGTGCTGAAGCCAGCCAGCGATTTGGTATGGACCAATCCAGTTGACGTACGGACCGATGAAGACCTTCATGTGATTCCCTTAGTTGCGGGTGAGTCGAACGCCGACCCACCACAAATCCACTCGAGCGAACCACTTGCCGTTGTTGCGGCCTAGACCAAGTCGAACCATGCGGTTCGACTTGTCCATGCGAATCAACCGTATCACAGGTCGGAGATCAGCTGCGGAGCAGCTGAGTCGAAGCCTGCGATGTCCAAAGAACCGGAGTCCTTCGGGTCGGCGATGGTGAACTCCGACACCGAGGTGCCGATGACCACCGACTTCGCCATGGCGTTCAAGCCCTTGCGGTACTTGGCCAGAGCCTGCGCCGGGTGCTGCGAGCCCGAGTTGACCTCGTTGTCAGTGATGCTGACGAACTTGTCGACAGGCCACTTGTTGGCGAGGGCAGCCTCGAACGGCTTGGCGCAGTCGGTACCGGCGCCGTCCCAGTGCTGCTTCTTGTACGAAGCCATGGCAGCGTCGAGACGCATCGTCGGCGAGACGTGCAGGTCGACCAAACGCTGGTTGTAGCCAACGATGTGGTAGTTGTCCTGCTTGCGCGCAACAACCATCGCCATGACCACCGCAACTTCAGCTGCCGTGAGGTTCGGAGAACCGTTGACGTTCGCACCCTGCATCGAGCCAGAGATGTCGCACGCGATGAGGTAGTTCTCACCCTTCGTTTCGACGTGCGTGAACGCGTCGTAGAACGCCGAGTCCAGAGCATCGATGACGCGCTGGTTCGGAACCCAGACCAACGAACCCTTGTCGCCGTGGCCGACCGAGTACTGCTTCAGGGACTGGAGCAGCGTGATCGGGTGAACGCGCTGGCGCTTCAGCTGCTCGGAGTCCGTCAGCTTCGCCACGACGTCCTTCAGACCGCTCGAGAGCGGCTTGATCACGCCATGGGCCGTCAGCGCACCCAGCTTGCGAATCACGGCCGTGAGGCCCATGTTCTTGACGAGCAGGGTCAGCACGTCCGGATCCTTCAGCCACTGCGTCGGGACCATTTCCCAGCTGATGAAGTCGTTGGACTCGATCAGGCGAAGCACTTCCTTCTTGTCGGTCGTGCGCTTCAAGAGCTCGAAGTCGACGAGCAGCTGCGGCACCATCGTGCCGAACTCGATGCCCTCGGCACCCTTCACCGCGTAGCGGAACAGGGCCGACTGAACGTCAGACGACGGCTTGACGTGCGCGAGACGCAGAACGTCACGGTGCGCCCAGCCATTGCGGGACTGGTACTTGAGCAGCTGAACGGCCAGACGGTCGACCTGCTTCGTCGTGTACCAAGCGGCAACGCCACGCTTTGCAGCCGCGTTCCACTTGCCCAGCGAGTCGAGGATCGACACGAACAGGAACAGCCACGTGCCGGTACGGGCGACCTTCGGCAGCGCTTCGAAGGCTACTGCGCGGGTCGCGTCGTCACCGTACACGGCTGCGAGAGCCAGGGCCACGACGGCCGGATCATTCTTCGGAGCACGACCAGCCAGCGAGTACTCGACGATGCGAGCCACGACGCGGAGACCATCTTCCTTCAGACACGCCTTGACGGTGTCGAAGGACTGCTTCGTCTGCTCCTTCTGGCCGACGTAGTAGCCGGCCTTCTCGGTGCCGAGCATGATGAAGCGGTCGAGCACGCCCCACTTCGTCATGACGAAGCTGAAGCCACCGCCGTTGTTGGCGGACATGTCGGCCTCACGGCCCGGGATGACCTGCGTCGGGGAAGTGGACTGGCGAGCCTGCTTGGAAGTCGAGTCAGCGGATGCGAATTCTGCGTAGACGTTTGACATGATGTTTCTCCTTGGAACGGCTGCGATGTGCAGCAAAGTGGTGTTCAAACCAGTGGCAACGAAATTGTGCCTCGGAAGTTCGGCGGCTGAATCTCTTCAGTGGTTCGCCTACATCGCTCTTTTCTGGCTCGCGATAGCCTGCGTGGTTTCGACCCACTAACGTTCGTGGTTTTCAGCCACGACGACTTAGTCAATTAACGAGTTGACGTACGGCGCAAAAGACGTGGCCGAAGCTAGAGGTACCTAAGCGCATTTCACTTGTGGTAACCAAGACGAGCCGGTTAGCACTGGGTTGAACAGAATGAGAGTTGAAGACCTAGAAAGGGTGTGAACGAAGGGTGGATCGAGAATTCCACATATTGCGAGTAGTGGTCTCTTTTCGCCTTGCGGCGGCAGCCATTGATAATCAATCCTAGCGGTTCACTAGTTCTTTGCCGTCGTTGTAAGGTCGGACGGCTCGCGTGGCTTTCGCCAACAGTTCTATTTATCGAACAGGAGTGTATTGTACACTACTTTTGAGAATGGTTGTTGGTGCTGTTTAGGTTCAGGCTTTCTCGTCGACCTTCGCCAGCTCGTAGAGCTGACCCTTGTAGCAGACGACGTCCTCACGATCGACCTCGATGGCGACACCGTCTCTGTTGCGCTGAGCCGCACCACAGTAGTTGTAGCGAGCCAACGGCGCAGCCAGACTCTCTTGCGTGACGATCCACTCGTAGATCGGCTCATCGAACTGCGTGCCGATCTGCTCACCACGATCAGCCACGTCGTAGCCAGGCTTGAGGCCAACTCGGAACATGCGGTCCTCAATCTCTTGAGTGACCTTGAAGTCAGGCTGCGATGACAGCTCGAGCAGCTCGTCGATCTCGCGCTGCATCGCGCCAGCTGAGATCGGCGCTGGCATGTTGAAGTGAGCCAGCAGCATGATCACAGCGGTCTTCGACAGGTGATAGCCGACGGCAGCGACACTGAGCGCGATCACCGCGTCGAGCATCGAACCAGACAACGAGACCCAGAGCAGGCCGAATGCGGCCAGCCCGATGTAGATCGTGTTGAAGATGGCCATCACGAGATAGGCGATAGGATTCACAGCGGTTCTCCAACCTCTAAACAAAATTGAACAGGAACGAAAGGACTTACTCGAAGCCGAGATCAGCCGGATGGAACGCGAAGACGCGTTGAGCAAGCTTCGGCTCCTTCGAGGCGATCTTCACGCTGGTGACGTAGGCAGGGCCGTGCAGGTTCGAGTAGCCCTTGCGAGCCGGCGCACCGTTCTGCGCGTAGTGGTTCAGCGCGTCGTAGCAGTCGCCATCATCGATCTCGACATCATCGGCACCCATCTTGGCAGCAAGAGCCTGAGCAGCTTCCGGCGTCTTGGCGTCGTAGAAGACGGTGACATTCAGATCGGCTTCTTCGCCGGCCATCGACTCTTCGTCTTCGCCGGTGATGTAGCCGATCCAAAGCTTGGCGACGACGATGGTGCCCTTGGCTTCACGAAGGTCGAGGAGTTCTGCGAGCAGTGTCATGGTTGGTCCTTAAGTGGGTGAGCTATTTATTCACTCACCCACCTAGTGGGCGTGCGAGATGTTGAAAAGACTTCAGATACTCCGATAAATAGATCCATAGGAGGATTATACTCATGAAGGTTCTGTACGTGTTGAAGTGTCCTAAGACTTTTCAGGTTCGGTATGTTGGAGAGGGTTCGCCAGATCGTCCGTACTCGCATCTTAGGTTGATCAAGCTTGGACGAACAACAGCAAGTCCTCGTCTGACGAAGTGGATAAAATCCCTTGTGGATGATGGGCTTGAACCTATAGTTGAAGTGCTGCGGACAGACCTCACAAAGACCGAGGCTGTTGATCTAGAAGCTGGGCTGATAGATCAGTATGGCCGAAGCCATCTTGACGAGGGAGGAACGCTCCTCAATGTCGCCAAGCGTGGGACCGTCTATGACAAAGCCGGCAAGTTGAATCCATTCTTCGGAAAGACCCACTCACCAGAGACCCTTGAGAAGATGCGTTTGGCTAAGGTCGGAAAGGATCGTGGCGAAACCTTTTCTGAGACCATGCGCCTTGTGGCCAAGAATCGCCCACCTCAATCTCAAGAAACAAGAGACAGAAGGCGGGCGAGCATGTTGCTTAGCTGGGAACGGAAGCGTCAATCTAGTGGAGACGTACCTGATCAGCCCTCAGTTGCGTGAGGACTCGTGAGTCCTTCGGAATGAAGGCGAGGAGATACTCCATCTGGCAAGCCAGAATGTTGCGACCGCTGAGGATCAGCGCTTCGGCCAGGTTCGGTGCGTACGGAACGTAGAGCAACTTCATGCCGCACTCGTCGAGCATTCGGTTGTCCTTGACGTTGTTGCACGGCGAGCACGCGGTGACGACGTTCGTCCAGATGTCTCGACCACCACGCGACGTCGGAACCACGTGGTCACGCGTCAGGTCGTCAAACCTGAACTTGTCGCCACAGTAGGCGCAGATGTGAGCGTCACGCTGAAACAGCGATGGGTTCGTCAGCGACGGTGGCTTCTGACGCTTGGACGCAGCCGCCTTGCCCTTGATGGCGATGATCGGCGCCGTGACGATGCGTGACTGCTGGCCAGTGATACGATTGTCGCCACCACGGAACAGCACGTCCCCTTCACCCTCGCCGAGCTGCCAAGCAACCAGCGACTTTGCGTGATAGACGATTGCGTCCTGATGTGAGATCCACTCGTTCGGCGTGCCTTGCGAGTCTAGCGAGAGTATTCGGCTCATTGCGTCACCATTTGCTCCAGCGTCTCCACGAACTTCACGTGGTCACGCCGGCCTTTCTGTTTGAAGTCCTCCAACGACATCCACACGGTGTACTCTGTCTCGTCACACCACTTGTCAAAGTCCCAGCGACTTTGAACCTCGACACCATACACCGTGAGGTGATAGGCGCCTGAGTACAGCTCTTGACGCCCGTCGAACACGAGGCATGGTAGGCCACGCGAGTTGCGCATGCGAAAGCCAAGCTCTTCCTCGGCCTCACGCTTCGCCGCCTCGATTGGCGTTTCACCGTCTTCGATCTTGCCCTTCGAGATCATCGGGCGAGGCCCGCCGAACTTCGGGTCAGAGCTGACCATCATGAGATACTGAATCGCACCGGCGTGCCCATCACGAATGAATGGGATCAGGCCTGCGCGGGACCGCTTCTCGTAGCCAGCGTCATCTTTAGGTTGGGTTGTCATGCTGTCATTATACTCTAGTTCTTTGCGCTCTGCACACGCAGAGCTGTAACAAAAACGGGACGGCTGTTACAAACAGACGTCCCGTCGCAAATCTGTTTTAGTTCGATGGTCTATTTATCGTAGTCGCCAAGCCAAAGGATGGCACGGAAGCAGGCAAAGTGCAGCACCACGGCTGACTCGTCAATGTCCTCGTCGCGACCGAGATATTCTAGCCCGAAGGTCAGGCCATTCAAAACTTCAAATGTCATGTCCATTTTCGGTATCCTTTTTCTCTGAGTCTGGGTGACGACGCAGCAGTGGTTGTTCAAACACGTCGCTTGACACCGGCTTTGCTCGACGTTCTGGGCCGGTGTAATTCGGATCCGACCGACGCCGACGATACCCAGGTGCGGCGCTCACCATCACCACCAGCAAGGCGATGATGACGAAGACGACCCAGATGACGAGGCCGGCGATGGCGAACGAGTTCACTTACTTCTTCGGCGGAACTGAAGCTGAGAACTTTGCCTTGATGCCCTTCCAAACCATCATCCAGAATGGTGCGAAGGCTGCGCCAACGGCAATGCCGATTGTGAGTGAGAAAATGTCCATAGGACCTCCTTGATTGTTCTGCGGTCGAATCGCCGCTTACCTATTTATTCTGATTGGTAGAAGATGAGCTGAACACCTTGAGTTTGAAACAGCTCATCCGCGTCGATTTGAGAAGCGTTCAGAATGCCAGCTTCCAGCTTCTCGGCGAAGATCATTTCAATGATTCCACACGCAGTTCCCGCATTGCACAGCTCGTCAGCCGAGATGTCCAGGTCGAGGCTGGGGTAGAACACGAGCCCAGATGAGATACTGTGACCCTTGACGTCGGTGGCGTGTGCAATGAAGATGATAAAGTCATCGCGCGTGGTGTTGAAGGTCTGCTTGAACAACTCGATGGCGTCATCACCATCAACTTTGGAGAGCAGCTTCTGAAGATAGTCGAGGTGACCGACTGGCCGAACGGCCTTGAAGTCAACGCTCGGAATCGTGTTGAAGCACTCAAGGTCAACGAGGCTACCGCTGGCGTAGAAGGCTTCGTATGGTGTCCCGTTAAGCAGCAGCGTTTCGTAGCCGTCAAGCGGAGCAACGAGCTCCTCGTTGCCCTGCGTCTTGATGTTGAAGGGATACGTGTACGACTCGACCAGGTCCTCGACGCGGCTCGTCATTGCAAACTGCGACGGGCTGAAGGCGACCTGCGGCAGCACGCCAACGCGCAGCTGAAGTGAAGCCGGTGCCTCCTCAAGCTGAGCCACGAGACCGAGGCCAACGTAGTTGATGAGGCCAGGCGCGAGGCCCGTCTGCGGCACAAAGGTGTGGCGAGCGACCGAGAGGTGCCGAATGGACTGCGCCACATTCGGGTCTGTGTTGAAGTCGAGGTAGTGACAGCTGAGGCGATTGGCAATCTCTGCCGTGGCGTACGTGATGTCGGCAACGGCAGCGCAGACGACGATGTCTGGGTGCGTTGAGCGCAGCGTGGCTTCAAGCTGGTCGGTCGTGTAAGCCGTGAACGTCTCAACTGGAATTTCAGGTGCGAAGGCGACGCGATGCTCTGGGCGAATGATCTTCGAGCAGCGAGTGAAAGCGCGGGTCAGCGCAGCTTCATCGTTGTCGATGAGGGCAATCTCATGGTCTGATACAAGCAACAGTAGTTTGGCAAGCGCCGTTCCAAGTCGTCCGGCTCCAACGATAGCAATCTTCGACATTCAAGTCTCCTCTGTGTATCGCCTATTTATGGCGCTCCGAACGACGTCTTTTTGTGAGTTGGGATGACGTCGCGAAAGTAGACCTCGGTTGCCAGGTTCTCAAGAGTCTCCTTGATGCGCGCTTGCTGCTCGATGCTTGGATCGACCTTCAACACCAGCGCTACGAAGCCTGAGAAGAAGCCGTAGTACGGTGGAATGCTGGCACGGCAGATGGTGACGTTGCTGCCAATATGCTCTGGCGCCATCTGAGCAATCTGTGAAGTGCCGTATGGAGCGCAGAAGAACTCGCCGTTGATGAGCTTCACGACCTGACGATTGTTTTCTTCATTGTGAGTGAAGAGTGGAAGACGAGACGTTTGAATGAGGTGCGTCATCTTCGCCTTCGGCGCTGTTGGGTCAAACACGAACAGCACACGGCGAGAGTTCAATCGAATGTCAGTGCTGAGCACAGCCATCCCAGAATAGGTTGTGTCTGATGCGACGATGTTGCGAATGCGATCTCTCGTCTCCTCACTCACAAGAAATTCATGACCGACTTCATTGGTAAGATGCGAACGGTTGGTAGAGATTGACCCAAAGATTTCGGCGCGATGCTCGAAGCTTAGCAGAGCGAGCATCGCTAGAATTCCGAATAGGCCAATCAGCAACACGCTCTTGAGGGTGATCGTCTTGACCAGCTTAGAGACCAGGGCAATCACAAGTACATTCCTATCTGATAGCTATATGGGCGTGTGGTTGGGTGTTTACGATGGGAGCTTTTTCGAAATGTCCCTCAAATACGTCTCAATGGCGAGACGATTCATTTCGATTTTGAGGGCATCAAGCTCTGACCTTGCGGGTTGTCGTGTCAGCGCTGCTGACACGTACCCGACAAATTCTCCAAAGAATGGAGGGACAGCAATGCGGCAGACCATTGGGTACCGCTTGTAAAGATCTGGAAACTGTCGTCCAAAGATTGTTTCGCGCGTCGGCGAGCAGCTAAATTCGTTGTTGAGCATTGAAACCATCTGCTCGGTGTTCTTGGAGTCGTAGTCAAACAGAGCCTGTGGGAGCAGCGCTGCTTCAAGCGGCGCAAGGTATTCGGCGATCGCCCTGTCCTTGACAAATTGGTACTTGATGGCTTGACGGTTCTTCTTCAAATTGACGTCGTGTAGAAAGACTGCGCCGACTAGTGGGATGTTCGTGAGGCCGTCGAGCTGTGTCTTGCTCTCTTGGCTCAGGTCCCAAGTGATGATGGTGGCTGTATCTGCGCTGCGATAAATCGTTGCAAAGACCGCGTTGCGGTATTCATAAACCGTGAAAAGGGAAATGAGAAGGGTCGCGAGGATAGCCAGGAGTGAGATGCGACGGATCGTCAGCACTTCCATCATTTCGATGAGAAACTCCGCGATCTTTTCCTTATTCATTATGTTGGCCGGCCAGTTGTAGATGATGTATTTATAAGCCACCGCCTCATCGGGCAGCAAAAAGGGCTCCCGAAGGAGCCCTTGCGATGTGACGAAGTGGTCGTCTTAGGCGATGTTGAAAGCCTTGCGAATGAACGCGAAGTTCTTCATGAGGTCGCCGAGGCTGGCGCACTTGAAGTTGGCGTTGATGCTGTGGCACGTCTCGCACTGGTCAGAGGTCAGAGGGTGGCCAGGAGCGTAGTTCGACTTGCCAACGGCGTAGGAGCCATCGTGGCAGGTGACGCAGCCAGTGGTGACGCCAGCGTGGAGGACCTCGTGCTGAACACCCCAGGCGGTACGCGACTGGTGGCAGGTGCCGCAGTCAGACGTGGTTGGCACGTGAGTGTTCGGCTTGCCATCGGCGTTGTAGACGGCCTTGAAGGTGCCAGTGTGGCAGGTATCGCAGCGCTGACCAGCAACGGCGGTGTGGTTCATGTTGAAATTCGTCAGGAATGAGCCGGTTGTGTGGCAGTTGTTGCAGTCAATGACCGTTGTCGGAATGTGCTGCGGTGAGCGACCGACCGTCACGCGAAGCGGGTCGCCGTTGTGACAGGCGATACACGTCTTCGGCGTGCCGATGAAGATGCCGGAGAGGTGGCACGAGGCGCACGTCGAGCATTTACCAGTTGACATGTGGCTGCCATCCAGGGTAAACGCTGGATGTGATTGCTCGTATAGGGTGCACTCCGCCGCCAGCGCGGTAGATGGTGCGAGCGAGACGAGCGCTACCGTGCCAGGCATCAGTAGGCTCGAGACGGCGAGTGAGAGGATTGCTAGAAGTTTGCGGAACATGGCGTTCTCCAGGAAGTAAACAGATGTTAAGTATTTATCAGCCTGCTCATTTTATCTTAGGTTCATGATTAAGCTAAATTAAGTGAGGTTCAGTCCCAACTTCTGTAGGTGGTTCCCGTGTTGCCAAGTGGGCGATGGCAGCCAGACATTGAGCAATCCGTCGGAGGCGGCGTCTTATTGCGATGATTGAGCAACATTCGAGTGCCTGCGCCCAGCCAAGTCTGTCCACGCAGGTGACAGCCAACGCACCAGCCAGCGCCATTGCCAGGCGTGTTGTTGTGGTTCGTGACAGCGCCAGTCCAAGTGATGGTTGACTTGTGACAGAGGTTGCAGTCCATCGTCGACCCGCCAATCAGGTTGATTTCTGGAATGTGGTTGGACGGTTTGCCAAGCGCGTTCGATGTAAGGTGAAAGCCGTCGTGGCAGGCTCGACACTGGATGGTCGTGACCGCCGTGTGGTTCATCACAGTGCCGATGGTGAAGGCAAGCGTCTTGTGACACGTGTTGCAGTCAATCAATCCAGTTGGAATATGCGTGGGGCTGCGTCCTACGGTCATTCGAGCTGGGTCGCCGTTGTGGCACCCGATGCAGGTTCGTGGTGTTCCCATGAACACGCCGCCCTTGTGGCACGAGGCGCAGGTGTTGCACTTGCCGGTGGAGAGGTGCGCTCCATCGAGCAGAAACGTTGGGTGCGTCTTCTCGTAGAGCGTGCACTCGGCGCCGAAGCAGGATGAGGCGAAGAGAAGCAGTGCAAGCAGCAGGCTAGATTTCATAGCGGAACCCGATGAAGAACGTCTGACTATTTAGAATGGTTGAGAGAAGCATAAGCTCATCGACGGTGGTGGTGCGCGTCAGACTGTACTGCGTTTCAATCGAGATGCCAGAGTCGAACTTGTAGTTGAGGCGGACTGACCCACCAACGCTGCCAATCGTCGTGAACTGGCGCATCGTTCGGTCGGTTCTCAGCATCACGTCGACCTTTGACGAGCGCCAAGCGAACGAGCTAAGTAGCGCCGTATACCAAAGCGCCGTCTCCTTCGACTTGCTGTAGTTGCCGAGCAGATGAATGGAACCACCCTTCATCGGCGTGTCAGACCCAAGCAGCTGAACGTTCAGACCCTTCATTGAGCTGATCGTCTGCACCGGAGCGATTGGCTCCTCAGTTGGAATGACTGACTGATTGAATGGCGTGTAGTAGTTCGTCGTTTGACCGCTGATTGAACCAAGCCACTTTGGCGTAATCTGATTGCTCCAGCTTACCACGAACGCCTTCGAGACTGGCGATGACGCTGCCAGATAGGCGTAGAGCTCGTCACGCGAGAAGCCAGAGGTTCCAAAGGCTTCGCCAACAGTTCCGTAGCGCGGTCCAGCCGCTGAGTCGAGCTGAAGCAGGCGCTCAGCGAAGAGCGCTGGCGCCAATCGACGATCGGCTAGAAAGTAGAGCGTGTTGTCGCCGAAGACCCAAGTGCCCTGAACCATTGAGGTGTTCAGCACCTTGTAGAGCGTATCGTACTCAACGGTGCCGGTGAGCGACAGACCGTTATTGAAGTAGCGACCCTCAAGTCCAAGAGCGCTGCGCTCTGTGACGCCATCAACCTTCTGCTTGTTGAGATACGCCTGAACACCAAGCGTGGAGGTGAGCGATGAATCGATGCCAATGCTGGCAGTTCGACGAGTTGATGGCGAGCTAAGATACGGAGCGCCGAAGCCGAACAGCATCTTCGTATCGGCGGTCAGATTGTAGTAACCAGAGGCGCCATCGAAGCGCCCGAGAATGCCAGCGGTGGCGTTCTGGCGCCCGAGTCGAACGCCGTAGTCGTGAAGACTGTCGTCGAGCGAGACGTTGAAGACCGACAGCGAGTTGCGATGACGGGATCTGTCAAGAAGATTGGTGAGCACCGACCCACGCCCGGCGACCTTGACTGTGTATTGGTCATCGCGAAACGTCGCAGTCGCCGATGCATTGTTGATTAGCACCTGCTGGTCTGCTGTCCAGGTCAGCGCCTTGGCAGGTGCCGCACCAACGTAGAGGTAGGTTGCCACGCTGCCCGTGACGTCATTGCCCTTGCCTGTCTTCGCCTTGCGAGCGCGCTGCTCTGGGACCTTGTCTGGTGTGGCAATCTCAAGGGCGAGCAGGCGCTGACGAGTGCGCGCCACGGCTGGGCTGTCTGGGTACATCGCGATGAACGCCTTGTACTCAGCCATCGCCTTCTCAGGCTGCTTCAGCCGCTCACGCACCTGCCCAATCAGCTCTTGACCCTCTTGCGTTGAAGCCGATGGTGGCAGAATCAGCAGTCCGTTCAGCTTCTCAAGCGCCGTTTGAAAGTTGCCGGCCTCATAGGCAATCTTCGCGTTGGCGAGCAGCTTGTCTGGCGTCTCGCCCTTCGGCGATGAGGATGGAAACTCAATGGTCGGTTGAATCACCATCGCGGCAGACGCCTTGGTGCGGGCAGTGTCTGATGGCGGCTTGAACACGATGACGATGGAGGCACCGTCAACGGTGAGGTCGTAGTTCGAGCGTCCGGTCAGCGAGATGGTGACGCGCGTGCGGTCGCCGCTGGTGCGAACGTTGACCTCATTGAGGTTGCCCTTGTTGACAAGCAGCTTGCGTGAGCCAATGTTCTTGACATTGTCAAGGTCTACAACGACGGTTGACGAATCGCTGGTAAAGGCTGTTGGCAGCGCGATTTGCTTT